TGACTGAGTTGCCCGTCTGCGCATCTCCGGTGATAAGTCAGTCATCTGAGACTCACGAAATGCATCATTCGACATTTGGTTAGCCTGCTCGACTCGGGCTTGCATAAGTGGATCGGATGATCGAATTGCCTGAGTCATGTCTGCCCCGAATCGATTCATTAGGGAGATATCAGACCCCGCTTGGCGCTCTGCCATTTGGGAACCAAACTCCTGTGATCGCATTGCTTGGTCCTCGGCAAGTTGTGCCATTGGGTCGGCCGCTCTTCGAGCCAAGCTAAGTTGCAAGTCCTGGTACTGTGGATCGTATTGTTGACGAGTTTGCAGTAGCTTATTCTGCAAGGCTGGATCGGACATTGCATTTACATACTCTCTAGCTGATCCTCCCACATCGAATTTTTCTAAAGCCGGTGCATCCTCTCCTCCGCCAAATAATTTATTAAGAAAGAATGATGGGACTCCTGACGAGTTTACAGGTACACCTGCACCGCCCTTAGATTTTAATAGCTTTGCCTCATTATCATTAATGTAAGCTAGTTCTTCCCCTTCGGGTGCGGCCATATTAAGGACTGTGGCGGCTTGTTTGAGTGGATCTTCGGGTGCATAGGACATTATACCCGAATCAGTCATCCTCCCACTAGCACCTGATCGATTAAGGATTTCTCGCTCCATCGGATTGATGTAGGCTAAAGATTCACCTTGCGGCGCTTGGTTGTAAAATTCCTCCATAGCTTTATCGTAACCTGCATCTTTTGTTTGGGTAGATGTCATAAAGATGCCGTCAGAGGTGACCTCCTGACCTTGGTCATTCGTCCATGTTTTTGCCTTGCCTGCATTTAATAATCGTTCCACCAAACCATAGTCATCGTAATCGGTGTAAAGCGGTACATAATTCCATAAATTCATAATTCGATTAGGTTTTGATGATGTAATTTAAAATGATGGTGGGCTGTACATTGGGGTGAGATTGGTCTCCTCCTGTAGCTCCTGTTGTTAAGTCGCTATCATTAGTTAATCGACCTGATCCTTGCGATGTAGTGTCTAAGCCTGACTGAACTGTGCCCTGGTGTGTGTGGCTTGGTAGCTGGGCTACAGTAAGTTGGTGGTCTTCCAGTCCACCGAATGCTCCTAAGTTATCTCCATTTATTCCACTTATTGCCGTAGTTAAGCGATTAGCAGATGTGCCGCTCATATTATCCCGACCGGCGATTACTCGACCTTGTAAATCAGGGACTCTGAAAAAATTAGTAGTCTCTCCACCTGTATTGTAAGTTAAACCAATCGTACTAAATAAATTAGAGTGAGTGCCTGTTTGGTCGTACTCGTTTCCATCACAGAATAAATAACCTGTAGGTTCAGATGAACCAGCATAAGGTAAAATCGATCCTGTCGGCATAAGCACACTTACCGCCGCACTATTGAGCTTTGCCGCTGTGACCGAGTTGTCCTTGATGTGGTCTGTGCCGACTGCACGATTGGCATCTACAGAAGCATCGCTGGCTAACTCGTTTGAGCCGATGCCATTGCTTGGTACTTTGAGTTTACCTGTGCCTGTGTCTTTAACGATAGTCGACTCATCTGCCGGATCGTCAAATGATGCAAGATCCACAATGTCTTGCAGTTTTTGTGCGGTTACTTGATCGCCTGATGCGAAAGATTGTCCTCTTGATAATATAGCCATGATTTTACCTTATGAAATAGATGTGGTTGATCGGTCAGTTATTCGGGCATCTACTTTAACTGCACGAATGTATGGGCGACCCAAGAATGGTTTAATGTCCGCCTGAACTCCAAAGCCTCGCTTATTTACTCTAAGCCTTAGAGAGGCATCCTCCGAGTCGGCAAGAGTGCTTCCAAGCAAGGTTGAGGCGTTAATTGATGCGGTAGTGGAGTCAGGTTCTTCGGTTATAAATTCGATAGCACTATCGGTCTGAGAGTTATTAGATTTCATCTGAATCTCGGACCGACTAAATACTTTTCGGTCCATACTATCAGCATCGAATTGGCGAGTGGTTAGCTGGCTTATTACAGGAATTGTTTCAGCAGATGCCTGACCAGGTGTAACTGATACAACATCCCCACCCTCAACAGAATCGACTCGATGTACCCCACCCTCTTCGGTGGTTATATACAAGGCATTTTGTGCGCCTTCCCGAGCTACGATTAATTCCCGAATGGCAAAGTCTATCGAGTTTACAGAGTCGATACTCTCAAACCCTCCATTAATAAAATTAAAGATTATAATGGTATTCAACTTTCTACCATTGCCATTACCTGGAGCAGAATCCAAGGGCAAAGCAATCCAATATCTGTTATTAAAATAAACTGCACAGGACAGGTAAGCATAGTCCTGATTTATACGATCTATGTAGGGCTGAATTGTTTCTGATATTGGTGTGCCAGTTCCTCGTAAATTATACTCATCCATAAACTCGACCGAGTATATACCTTGGTCGGATAAGAATAGAATTTTGTTCGCTACCTGAACGATAGATTTGCGAGCAGATGCTCCTATTTCATTGGTTACCACATTAGTGGATACATCAGATAAAGATCCACTTACGCCTGTGAGTAGGTGGATGGATTTTCGGTTAAATGCGACAATGCTATCCTGTGTAAAAGGCTGAAGGCCAACCAGGTAATCGCTCTTGCCGGCAGATACTCGGAATTGATTTCCGATGATGTCGAATGTGTCTGAATCGAATATATCGGATGCCGCTAATTCGTCCCTAATTTCTCGGTCCTCGGGGTTTGTGTCGGAGGTATACCAATATGGAACCCATAGCCTACGCTGATGAAATTCTCCCCACGGGGCGGCTGGCATATGTACAAAACCTTTTCCGATAGCTAGTGCTTTACTAACTGTGATCGATGCACCTGTGGACTCATCCTGTACTCCAAGATTAAAAGTGAACTTTAAAAAGGGGTTAGTGGCACTTCCCGATGAATCAAAAACCGATGTAACTACCGCTTTTTGATTTTCAAATAATTCGTAGGGAGATGATCCGTTTCGGATAGTTATCTCGTCACCTTTTTGCAGGTTATGACCTGCTCCGATATTCATGGTAACAACGCCGTTTAGAGCAGTTGCTGAAGTGTCGGTAAAGTATTGAGGGCTTGTGTATGCTCCTTTGCTGACTCGGGTGAAGTCTTCAAAGTATTCAACCTGTGCGCCACTTACATTAAAGGCGACAGTTTGAGAGTCTGCCATCTCTACTGTAAAAGATGTGGTGCTTGGGGCAGTCTTTATCTGATAGCAGTTATTTGGGTTGTGGGAGGGCCATCCTGTGAAGTTTGTGAGCGTGACAAAGTCACCGACTACTCGGCCATGATCGGTTGATGTGTTTACAGTTATTACCTGACCACTTTGGGAGGCTGTACTAACAGATCGATAATTAAGTTTTGGAGAGGCTGAAAGAGTTGTTTTACGGGAACGAAAGATAAACATCTTATCAAACCCTTGAGTCATTCCGACAGGACCATCTACAGTCTCTCCCCCACCTTCGTACCGGCACTTAAAAAGTGCAGAGTCTTTTAGGCGAACTATGACTGCTAAATTGTTTGTCGCTGAGAATATATAATCATCATTATTTGATGAAGCATCAGAATAAACTGCCGATCCATAAACTGCATTTACTCCATCATCGTTAAGAGTAAATCCTTCAGTTGTGGCAATCGAATTTCCCATCGATGCTACTGAGGTTTGACCTACTGAATTATTGGCTAATGTAAACGCCTCGGCCTCACCGGTAGAGCCATCGGAGTAAGTAATTGTTTTGGTCGTAAAGTTTATAGAAACCAAAGCAAATGTACCATTCGGATTTGTCGCATTGGTAAATCCAAGGTTTGCAGTAGTTATGTTTTCGCCTGGAATAAATGCAAGGCTCGGAGTGTCATCCAATACAAGTGTTACGATGCCCGATGCATCTCTTTGTCCCGCTGTTATAATGTAAGGAACACGAATCGAATCTGCACCCGATGTTATTGATCCAAAGAGAGTCGATAGCCCTTTGCGGGGTTGCCATGTACCATCATCATTCATCCGTCCATTTTTGGATAGGGCTACCTCACCAGGCTTTAACTGGTTAGGCCGCAGACGGGCATTCATCCGCAAAAAGAAGGTATCCCCTTCCGATGTGAATGGATCATCTAGTTTTCCATATGATCGATAACGACTCATTTCTTTCGTAGTTCTTGTACGATCTTGATCGCCATGAATGCAATGGTCGCCAAGCCAGCAATAATGCCGACTAGCTCGTTCATCGCACCGAGGCCAAATGTAGCACCCGTGCCTACCATTCCCGCTACAGAAATTCTATCCACTGCAAGCATCTAGTAAAATTATTATGGCAATCAAACCTACAAATATCGTTATCATTTTTCCTCTTTTGGAGAGCGTGTGAAACTTGTCCTTTAATAGATAGAAGTTTTTCATTTAATTGGAAATGGTGGTCGGGTTTGGTTCTTAATCGCTTCGGTCTTACTGCATTTACGAGCAACAAAGATTGGAATCGTGAGGTAGCACCCAAGCCCAACTGCCGCCCAGCCCAACCACTTTTTGATATTCGATGTAAATTGATCGAAGCCCGACTTATGTTCTGCCATTCCTTGGGCAACAAGTGCGGAAACATCCCCGTGAGTCAGGGCCTCTAATTTCTCCTCTGCCTCGACTAAGGCATCGGCATTTTTCAATGCCTCGCCAGCCAAGGCTCCTGTACCCGCACCAAGTGCGGCTCCTCCAGGTCCGCCCAAACTACCTAGTCCACCGAATGCGATTGCACCAAGAGTTGGATAGGTGGATCGAAATGAGCAACCAGCGAGCAGAAGGGTCGCAATGGAGATGACATAGAGCATTAGCTAGGATCGCTAGTAGTCCACTCGTCAGTCGCTAGGATCGCGAGTATTTCTGAGTGAGTGTGTTGCGTTTTGCCATCCAAAAATGAGGGCGTTGTGTCGGTGTCAAACTTAACAAAAGTCAAAGAACCATCGACTGAGTATCTAATTGTATCTGCACTAGTCTCATGGACTTGACTAAAATCAACGGAGTCTACTTCGTCCGCATTTATTATGACATATTTTCTGCTCATAATTTAAGAGGGTACATCGGTTACAATGCCATTAGGGGATGCAATATTAGTAAGTGATCCATCAATGCCAGTAATTCGATTACCTGAACCATCAGTTGCGACATTGTAAATTTGAGGCAGACCCCCTACGACTGTTCCATCGTTATTACCACTACCATCAGAACCATCTCCCATTCTCCACCAACCTACAGGATTAAGAGAGGAAATGTCTGCTGGTACACCTAGCGTACCAGCTGATGCTCCACCTCGCAATGTAGAAACATCCTCGGATGATAATTCAGAAGCAAAGATAGCAAACTCGTCAATTAACCCATTGTACATATACGCTCCTTTTGCTACATAATTTACATTTGCATAACTACCAAGCCCTACATCTCGATTCGAAGCGTATTCAATTCCATCAATATAAACAGTAGTACTACTTGAAGCTTGAGGATCAACACCATCGTAGGTTAGTACTAAATGATGCCATCCTGACACGAGTGTTGCAGATAGGGTAGAGTTGTACGTAGCGAAACCTTTGAACTCATTACTTGCTGACCCAAACCAAACCCCATTATATATTGCGTTGGCTCCCGTGGTGTTCGATAAACCAATGACAAAACCTTTAGTTAAATTAGTTTTTAACAAACATATGGTAGGATAACTAGCTATATTATCTACATTAAACCAAGCAGAGACTGAAAACGCACTTGAGCTATTGATAGTAGTGTTAGTACCAAAGTCCATGTAGTCATTACTTCCGTCAAAATCTACGCTGTAGTCGTTTGTAAATACACTTCCTCCAAACTGAGCCAAGGTCGCATCGATAGCACCCGCAGTAGTCTCAGCCACATAAAATAATCCTGTGTCCGTGGCATGATATATTTCACCTTGGACACATTCCTTCTTGAACTTTGCTTTGTTCGCATCAGTCCCTGTTTTCACAGAGATGGTGTAATCTTTACGACCTAACTTCATTGACCAGTAGCAGATGGTGTAAACTCAGCTAAAGTAGAATCAGCAGTGCCGTCAGCAGTAGTTTCAGCTAGGTAAAGTTTCTTAGTGTCAGTCGCAAAGTAATACTCCCCTTGCGTAGCCTCCTTCTTAAACTTCGATTTGTTAGCATCCGTCCCCGTCTTCACCGCAATGGAGAAGTCCTTCTTGTGCAGTTTATTGTAAGCCATGACTTAGCTTGCGGTTCCAGCGTTGATGCAAGGACTGCTTGGGCGGAGGCGTAGGTCGCCATTTGGGGAGTCTACAAATTGTGGGTCTGATGTAATTGTTGCACCTGTAGTGTTAACATTAAAAGAAGCACAGTTTGTCATTGCACCACTACCAAAAGGACCCACGCTCCTACTGCCTGTTGCATAAAAAATACAATTTTTTGCCGTACCTCCATTAAAGAAATAACCCGCTGCATATGTTGATGCATAATTATTGCGGTCAATGCACGTGCAGTTTGTTAAAGTATTAGTGCTACTAGTTACGATTCTCATCGCTGTAGCACTCGTGTCTCCTAACTGAGGTTCAAAGATAGTACCTGTGGCAGTAAGCGAAATAAATGTACTATATTTTTTTGAAATGTAATGGCATGAATTAAGAATAAAATGATTTTTATAATTATTGTATCCCGCCCAATGATCGACTGTTACAACCTTTACACTATCCCACTTTAAAGTCGGGTCGCCTGTAATTCCTGTAAGCCCACCAGTGTGCGTGAATATTGCATCATGTAAATTCTCAGCTTTATGCGTAATCTGATTGCTCACATCTCCTACATTTGAGTCACTCGCTATAGCGTTTGTCCAAGTGTAAGTACCATCCTTGTAAATCAGTAATTTAGAAGAGTCTGCTACTGCCGCTGCAAACGCGGTTGAATACTCATCCTCAAAAAAATAAGGACTAGCTTCTGTCCCCGCTCCTGTTCCTGTTCCCGATTGTATATAAATTGCCATAATATGTGCCTCTAAGTTAGAATGTAAGTTAAGCGATTGAACCGCCTGAGATTAAGATTGGTGCTGGATTTGCCCCTATGTCGGGAAGATTAAAGCCTTGGCGAATTGGTAAACCGTTTGCTCCTAACGAGTCGGAGTCTCCGCTGATGACTGAGTAGTTTTCAGATGCGCCAGCTAGAGTACCCACCACCTCAATGTCAGGCTCGGTCGAATCCTCGACTACACTAAATCCAAACGAAGCCGCCTTTCTAGCAGACGGAGTGTTTAGGTAAATGTTAGCTGAGTCGCTCTTTACCAAAAAGTCCAAGTTGCCATCCGCATCTGCAATAACCATGACGGACTTTTGCGGATTGTCCGTGACCTTGAATGATTGATCAGGATACGCTCCGATGTGCGGATTGTCTGTGCCACGAAGGGCGGTGGTGAGTGGAGTGTTTACATCGACAGACACTTGCCCGTTTACGAAACTTGTGCCGTTGAATTTAATTACATCTTCGTTCGATGCGGATGTAATTGTAACATCGCTAAGATCATTAATTACAGAGGTTGGTTGTAAGGCACTATCTGCTAATGTACCTTGTGCCGCTGTTGCGTAGTCAGATGCATCAGTAGTTGCCGCTGTGCCTAGTTCGAGAGTAGTGCGAGCAGTGGATGCAGATGCATCGTCCACGAGAGTAGCACCAAATGCTGAGATGCCGTGTACTAATGATGTTAATGCTTCATGATTACCAAGGCTCACCTGAGTGGCCCGTAGGTTGATCAATGCGGTGAGTGATGACTCGGTTGAACCCAGGCTGACCTGAGTAGCTAAATCACTTATGTCGTTAGTCTGCACGGGAGCCGCCAACATTAAGTTTGCGACTGTGACGCTCTTTGTAGTGGGCGTTCCACTTATATCGGTAATTGGGATAATATCCCCAACGGCTGGCGTTGTTCCGAGTGGGTCTAATGCTGAAATTTTCTTATTCATAATTTATTTCCTCTATTCATCGAATGCTAAAAATTGACCCGCTTCTACTTGCAAGAAGTCTTCTGCTTCGGTTTGGATTACGCCATCGGGGCCACCAGGTGTAGGTCCTACCTGACTGTCTGCATCGGTATCACCGATGAATAAACCTAGTCCGAATAATGGCATTAGGCTTTGTAAAGTATGGCCGCCCCGCTGGTAAGCGTGATGCTAGTGAAGGGAAAATAAATACAATCGTTTTTATTGAATGTAATACCATCCGCTATTAAACCTGCCGAGTTTTCCATCTTGCCGGTGACCGAATCTATTACTGAATCCTCAGTAAATTGGATGGCCACAAAGTCTCCTACATTAGCCCCAGTTCCGTTTACATAAATAGAACCATTGGCTCCCATCGAGTTCTGTACATTTATACTGCTGATTCCCATGATATTATGATGTTGTTAAAATGTTTACTCCGAACTGATAGCTCGGATAAGTGTTGAAGGTTATTTTGTTCATCGCATTGAGTCGTTCGACTCGATCCAGTTCCAATGCCAAGGTTTCCTCGGCCATTTGTTCCTGTTGAACACTCTTTTCTAATTGCCCGTCGGATTTATAAAAGTCAGCAACGCAGGCTAATAATAAATATCTCTCTAAAAATTGGGGGAGGTCCAATGTGCCTGTTCCATAATCGTTTGCCGGTACTTGGTTACCCACAACAAATACAGATGTCTGTGTAGAGTTGGCAGGTAGGATTAAATAACCATTGATTAATTGATATTCTAGTAGGATTGCGGTCCTGTCTGTAAGCGGGTTTTTAGTGTATACCTGGTAGACATCTAAGAGGTCGGATGCATTGTCGATCTGTACCGCTTTGTCGGCCACTATCGGGCTTGTGACTGCGGCCACGCTCTTCTCGACTACTGTCTGTACATCAGGCCATTTTGCCCGTGTCCATGCCCCTCTGATGCGATCATTCAGGCTGTTTTTGAGCGATGTTTCTTCCTGTGACAATAAAGCATCAAGTCCAATCGCTGATTGGAATCTACTCTTGAAATCGCTGTAGGAAATAGTCCTCAATGTTTTACCTTAACTTCGGGGTTTGATTTCTCGAAGTCTTTGACGAATCCTTTATCGCCCCAGCATCCTGGTCGCTCCTGTTGGTGTCTTAAATAAGTCGCAGTATCTGTCACTCGCTGAAGGCGGAAGTTTCCTTTTCCTCCCTCGAGGGATTTAGCGGCTCGGCGAGCTTGCTCCTGTCTTTGGGCATATCCCTTCTTTTCCCGAACTACTGCCTGCTCGTTTGCTTTTCTCATATAGTAAGCCACTTCTTCCGTAGAGTTTCCACTCCGCTTACCTCCTTTTACGATGATATTAAGACTCATATTTTAAAAAGAAAAAGGGAGCCAGCCTACCCCTAAGCTGGCTCCCCATTTTATGAACACATGAAACAAACAATTACTACTAATTGATTGAAGATTTATTAAACAATAGAACCAAGTGCGCGAGGGTTTGCGACTCGAAGAGTAAGCATTGCCTCGGAGATTGCTCTACGGCCAGCACCATTGTCAGGAAGGTCGTTCACAGTAATTCCTTCAAGGAATTTAAGGGAAACATTGTCATCATCCGAAATCAAGTATGCACGATTTGAATTGATGACTCCTTCAGCGGTGTCCGTACCTGCGGTAAGTTTACCACCTGAAACATAAGCACCATTACCAGCGACTCCACTAAGCTCAAAGGTGTCAGCAGTTTTGTTGGCAACTGTGTGAGTACCGTTTGCCGCTGTGTTACCAAGAACTCCGCTAATTGTGACCTTGTCACCATCGGCAAATCCATGACCTACACAGTCAACTACGATTGGGGTGGCATTCGATGCACCTGTGACAGCTTGGGAAATTCCACGACCGCCGTGAAGCATAGGAATGATGTCGATTGAACCGAAATCAGAGATGAAACTAAGTACAGAACGAACCAAAGTTTTTCCGCTCACATCTTGAGTGAAGGAATAAACTGGGTTAGTCGCAATAGCGGCACGGGTGTAATCGGTGATTGCGTTCATTACCGCAGGACCAGCAAAAAGTTTGTACTCCCCTTTAGCTCCACTTGCTTCGTAAACTGCTTGAAGAAGTCCACGAAGACCTGATTCTGTCAAGTTTGCGAAGTCTACGCGAGATCCACTTACTGCACGAAATCCTTGCTTTAAGGATGTGTCGAAAGTGTTTCCGGTTGCGGCTGGATCACTCCATTTGCCTAACCCACACAATAAACTTCCAGCAGAACTAGAACCAGCGGCTTGGTCGGTTGAAGAACCAATAGCAGTCTCGATTGAGCGCTTGAGTTGGATGAGGGATTTTGCCTTTGAAGCGTTGTACAATCCGTTCTGGCCATTAGGTGCTACATCTACCATCTCAGCTTGGCGAGATACAGAAAAGCGGTCCTGTAGGGTTTGGATTCTATTTGACAGGCGCGCCCTTGAGTTTACCAAGTCGCTCATGTCGCTAAGTGAATAGTCAACTCCGTCAACTTGTCCTGAAATGGATGGGTCGGCGAGGCTATCTACTAACCATTCGTTGAGAGTCGCTTTAGGAGCGGCGGATTGTGGGAGGAAACTGAACAGAGGTGTCTCTGTTGGTTCCACAGTTTTTAGAAGTGATTCTAAGTTTTCTCTAGCGCCTTGAACGCTAGTTACATTATAGGAAGTTGCTAATGCCATTTTAAATAAGATTTTGAATTTTAATAATAAAGTTTAGTCGCTAAGAAACGCGGCTAGATCGGTTACCGAGAGATTTCCTTGGCGCTTGATTTGATCTTTCTGTTTCTGTTTCCGAGTATTGGCATTTTCCACCGGTGGTGAGGCATTGCCTCCATCGGTAGGTGGTGGACTCTTTGGCTTGATCGCTTTCTTTTTAGGTGCGGTCTTTGCCTTTTGGTCCGACTTGATTGCTTCAATCCCTCTGACGAGAGTTGCGGCTATAAAGTCTCCATTGGGAAGATTTTCCAGGACATGGCCGTATTGGCTTTTAAGTCCTCCGAATAATTCTTTCCGAGCTTCTGCTGATTCATCGTCCTGGTTTAACCAAGGATGTGTGGCTATGGTATCCTGTTGCCATTGAGATTTTTCCTGTAAGTAGTTCTGCCTAGCTGGAATCTTTTCGGTAAGGTACTCGTCTGCCTGGGTAAGGATATTTCGGATGTCATCATCTGAATATTCTTTTCCGTCAACTTCGACATAGTTTTTCCCGATATTCTGTAGGGCGAACTTCTTGGCGGCTTGGGCTTCCTTTTGTAACTTTTTTAAGTCTTCAAAGTTCTGAACATTTTCAAGTTCAGGTTGGCCGGTTGCTTGCTCAGTAAGTTGGCTATTGGATTTGAGTGATTCGATCTCGGCTTTAAGTGCATCTGCATTTTCTTCAGCAGACTTTGCTCGGGCAGTTAGTTTATTAACTTGCTTCAGCAGTTTACCTACAGCTTTTGGCGGTTCCTCTTCGGACTCCTCCTCGATCTCTTCATCCTCTTGCTCGGTTTCTTCTTCGGTATCTTCTTCCTCTTCGGAAATAGACTGTGAAAGAACATCTTCTTCTTCCGATGCTTCTGCTTGCTTGGAACTCTCGGGAGTTTCCACGCTTGCCTCATCGTCAGATGCCTTCTGATCACTTTCAACTTGATCGACAAAGGATGCCGCCAAATCTTCCATACTCATTGGGCTTTGCGCTTGATTGTCTTCTGCTCCCGTGGATTCAGCCGGAGCCTCGCTAATAACTGTGTCTGCCATAATTTCTCTGCGTTTGAAGAGTTCGCACTCTCTTGTATTGATCTGCGCAGTAAATACACTCCGCCAATGACAATTATATCAGATAAAAATTAGGATTATTCAGGAAATTTTAAATGCGTTCCAGTTGTCCTGAAACTTTTCATATTTGGCTTTTGATTTAGTATTATGAGGATACAAACTTATGCGAATTGCGTTATCCAAATCCATACATGGTATGATGTACCATTTATCCAAAGGTTCGACATAAGCCGCTAAGGTATCAACCTTTGTGCAGTCTATGGTTTCTTTTACCTTCTTGCCTGTTGCCGATGTAATCATATAGCGGCCAAGTCCTTTACCCCTCGAATCATGCAATAAAGTTGCTGTGCCTTTTATTTGAACTCGAAAGGTACGACCTGCCGAGTTCATGACAATACAATCCTGTGGCAAATAGTCGCCAAGTGGAGTGAAAACTTCTAAGCCATTCTTTAGGGCATCTAAAAAAAACTGCTGTTCGTAAAGGCTACCCGCCCTCTTCATCTTCGCTCTCAAAAATGAAGATATCATCATCAAGCCATTCGTTAAGATCGTTCATGGCAATCTTTGCCATTTCTAAATCATCGATGTCCGATTCTTCGATCCATCGATTCAATAATGCACGATGCTCGTTTTTAAACTGCTGATGTGGGGTCTCGGTCATCCTCATTTTCAATACAACTTATTAGCCTACTTAGCCCCGCGATCTCACCCGAAAGACGGGCGAGTTTTTGCGGGTTGTCCACATGGTTATAATCCTGAAAGTCTACCAAGCAGGAGTCCCTCTGCTCCTTGATGAATTTCTTGACGAATTTCCATTCTGTTTGGTCGTTAAGACCGGCAATAGCATCGGATAAATTCATACTACATAGAACTGGCTGGAACATTTCCAGGTGCGGTCCCTAGTTGACCAATTAGAGCGTTTCTTTGTTGGGCTTGCTGTTGCTCAAGCTGACCGGCATATGTCTGTAACCTCTTGGCGAAATTCTCGTCCTCCTGCATCTTCTGCTGAATATCATTTGCTGGAATTTCTTCCGTTCCTTGCAGATATGTCTGCATGAATTGTAGTCGAAGTTGGGAATTTGCTCCTTGTGGTGCATTGACGACCTGACCACTAAAGATTTTAGCGAGATCCGCAGATGTTTCCTTAATCTCCTTATCCGTTGCCTCTTCAGCAGGTGCAATTAATTGACCGGCAAGGTTTGGATCGATTGCTTCTAAAAATTTGCGAAGATACACATCTGTCCTAAACGATCCCTGTCTATCGTATTGGGCCATAACCTTACCAACTGTATCAAGCTTCTGAAGAACCTTCTCCTCGTCTTGGTTCATGCTGTTCCAAGTAATATTAAAATCATACAACTCAGCAGTTTCATCCAAGATTAGCTGTGCGCCTTGCTCGTTATTGGTAACCCGAAACCAAACCATTGGCCCCGAATAAGTACGATCCAAGCACCATACACGCTTTAAAACTTCCTTCCATCCACTCAGCCAACAATTAACAAGATGCTGTTTTAACGCATTTGCTTCCACCGCATCTTCAGAACCAGTCGCCCGACCGGTTATGCGGTTACAGAGTTGACGAATTTCCATCTCCACCTGGGTCGATGCTGGTGAATACCTTGGCGTATCCATCCATCCGACTTCATCCCTACGGCGGACAGGAATCTGTGCGCCTGGACCGATCCGTTCGGGTCTGCGGCCTAGGCTGTAAAGAAATGGAGGCATTGTAGTCATCGATGTTGCATCACGCCTCGAGTCCATTTCTGTTTTTACGGCCACCTGATAACTCTTTAACAACTCAGGGTATCCCCGAGAGTCCAATAACCGATGGTTTAAATGCTCTCGCGTGATACATACGAATGGATACCGCCCCTCGTCATACCCGACAGGTTCATGGAAGCCTGCTTCTTCCATTTCGTCCGTCCAACAGGTCTTAATAACGATCGGGCAATCATCCTCGTCCAATTCCTTACGATATGTGGTAACTACTCGGATTAATCCCTCATAACTCTGAGTCGAATAATCATTTCCATAGTTAAAATTACTATAAGATTCCTCCTCGAAGAAGTCTTTTGCCTTTTCGATAGCTCCATCTATCCATTTGGCATCCCATCCCTCATTTACCTTCTGCTTTAACGCTTCGGGAGTATAATAATGAATGCAATGGATAGAACGGGCGGACTCTAAATCGATGACATTACTATCCACGATTAATTCACGCCCAAGCTCATACGCTTTTACTGCCGGACGATTTACCACCATCTTTTCGGTCGGAATTTCTGTCTCACCAGTCTTACGAAGTTCGTTAAGCATCTTCTTAACCCGTCTTTTCTTTAACTTAGGGAACATAGGATAGAACATTTCCTCGACTCCCTCCTTCATCTCGGGGTCCTGAATAGCCATTGCTAATTCGGGCGATTGTTGGGCAATTTCTTCCAAACTCAATGGTTCAAACTTGCGAGTCTTTTCCTGTTTCCAATAAGTGCCAAAGAAAGTCAGTCCATTCTGCAGTAAATAATTAGCACCGATGGCTGATTCTCTCATCAGTTCATCCATCGTACCCATTCGCCACTTCAAAAATTCACTTACCAACTTGGCAGATGCGATATCGCCACTCTCCACAGGCGCGGCTACCAGGTTAGCCTGTGTGAGGGCCTGCGTGAGAGTCGCCACATCCCCATCGATCAATGGGTTTATGACATTGGGGTCAAGGTCGGAGGCCCCAACAAATGGAAAGGCTTCAGGTCCACTCTTCTTGCCGTCTCCTGTCTTGCCTGCCCACTCGTTAAAGCGAACCTCCCGAGCATCCTCGGCTTTATCCATCCATGATGATAAATTTGCTTTTGCCCGTTCAAACTCATGCTTCAATTCATCAACATCGGGCTTTTCTTCGTATAATTGTACTTCGTTTTCCATTTTTCTAAACTTACTAGTTTAACATTTTATTTCTTAATTTATCCAAGGCCTGTTGCTCGATTCGTTGGAGCGATGTGAATCCAATCCCCACAAATTCCGAAATCTCCTGTAGGGTTAGGGGTTCAGGCTCCTCACCGCTGGCTAAAGATTCAATCCCATGCTCGATAACCATCTCACGAAGCATCATATCGATCCTCCGATCCTTATCTTCCGATGTCTCACACCAATCTGTACAACTCGTCATTGCCTTCCACCTTCTTGACTAAAACCATACTGTTAGGACGGTGATTATCCTGTGGCCTCTTCACGCAAACCCCCACACCTTCACGATCCTTAAAGAATATACGCATCAAACGAGGATTGGGGACCGGTCCAAGCACCCTAGCCTCTTCGTATTTAGGTAATTCAGGCACAACCTCCTCCTCCTTGGGCTGTGGGGGAGGCTCAGGGGGCTTTGCATCTTCCTTGTACACCTTCTGTACTGTTGCCCGACTAAAGCCCACAAGCTTTGATACTTCAGGCCATGTGTTTCCCTCCTCCCGAAGCCAAACTATTTCTTTACGATGTCTAGGCATCACCTTTTTAGATTTCATAATTTAATAACTCCCCCCGCCTGAAGGTAAAAAACTCTCCTCATCGTGGTACTCGAAATTACCGATGGAAAAATACCGGATATTATCTACAAAATCTTTACTCGGACATTTTAGCCCAGCACTTGGCTGGTAAGCCTGCATACAGCTAATTAAATTCTGACATTCATCCGAGAACATCAATCTTGGCTTATTATTTAAATCCATTGGCTTGTCCCGATCCCATGCCAGTAGATTATTGATTGCCTGTAAGCCCGTCTCGATGTCCAAAGCCTCAGCGGGGTGAACGATGATATCTTCATCCGTTAAATCATCTATGATATTAGAAGATCCTTCTGACTTCTGATAACTTGCCGCCCCTAAACGAGGGTCGATAATCCGTACAACCTCATTATCCCCACATATCTTTTCCATCCTCCTAATTTCATCCGCATAATCCTTTAATCCATACCCATTCGGTTGGGCGGCCTCGCCGGCAGACAGTTTATCCTTAGTCAGATCAATCCATCCACCCCATGTGTCAAAGTCAGGAAACTCTTTAACCGCCCAGGCGACTCCATGTGCATCAATCGCAAAGAGGACCATCGTCCAAGGCTTTGCTCCCGCAGGGTCGATTGACATTACCCAATTGGCATCTTTGAAATCGGGGAGTTTTTCTGCCTGTACATAGTTGCGGTCTGTCAAATTTTTAAATACAGCCCTAGATTGCCTCACAGGCACTCCATAAGCCCGACAAAGAATCGTTTCCCTCTTCTCTCCCTCGAGCTGATTCTTCATTGCCTCCCATCCGCCAAAGGGGTTGGCCGCTGTATGAAAATACACCACCGAGCTGGCTTTGCGGATGGGCTGTTGGACGAGGGGGACCTCTTCGCCATTTAGCAGGTCAGCTTTTGCCGACTCAACTGTCCTTGCTCCTGTGAGCATACTCTTTACTACCGAGTTCCAGCCATCCACGGCCGTGAAACTTATAAGTCCCTTGGAATTTCTTGTTACAGTCCGAAATCTAAGCGTATTGACCCATGACATGGGTACGAGTTCATCTGCCCAGTAACCGATGTTATGTGTGCCGTTTACAGGGTCTTGCGGTGAGCCGATTTCTCCACCTTCGATAGTGCTAATGTCCTGACTCCAATTACGAAAAATACATTCGGACCGATTAGGCAAAGTGAACTTAGCCGCAGTAAAGCCATTTCTAAGCGAATACATGACATATCCTACTTTACCCCGCCCTAGTGTCTTTAACTCTTTAGGTAATGCATTAAAAACAAGCTTCTGCTGAAATTGGATCGAATTTGCCGAGGTTTCAGTTAAGCACCATATGATCGTTCCAGGATTCTCAACGAGGGACTGAACTACCCTTCGAGCGCAAAAGTGGCTCTTGGAACTCCGGTTGCCTCCCATAATGAGAATCTCTTGGTGCTTCCTTAACTGCTCATCCGCTCTTTTCCATATATCCAACTCAAATCCATGCCGATATGGATCATCTTTTTCATCCTTTAACGCTTCCTCCCGCTTCTCCCAATATGCGAGAATCTTCTCAGGAGTCATCCTCAGCATCTCTGCCTTACTGAGAGGCGGGATGGCGGGATGCGGTGACCAGTTGAGAGGCATTGCTAATGATAACAGATTATCGATAGTAGGTCACCTCGGGGCGGGCAATTTGTTGAAATTTTTTTATGAGCCTCTATCGGTCGGCGGTGATCGGGGGGCAGATTTTCAGACCCCCCTCCCCCCCCATCTGAGCCTAAATTTTTATGTGATTTAGGACAGAGCGTACAATATATTATATTTGTGCATCATTTTATGCTTCAGCAGACATAAATAGGTTCGTGATATAATGATTATGTCTAATTAGACTTGCATTAATCCTTATTGAGAATACATTCTCAATTGCTTGCACCGATAGAAATGCCTACTGATAAAAAGCGTATTACGATAGAGGCTGAGAACCTTCCAGCTAACCTTACAGTAGAGGAGACCTGTCCATCGATCTACACAGCACAGGGTCTGTACGATAAGCGACCAGGTGACTATGCTAGAGTAGTACAGATGTTATCCGATGGCACACCAGTTAGTCGGATTAAGAAGGAACTAAAGGTTTCTCATAACACAATAGCTGTGGTTCGCTCCCGTGAGAAGCAGGTGATCGAATCATCTAAGAAAGTGATGAGAGGATTAATCGGCCATGCTTCACAGCTTGCAGTTGAGAAGATGATCGAGAAGCTGGATAACGATGAGATACCAAATGGTGTTCTCCCCATCGCCACAGGCATCCTAATCGATAAGCATCGCCAGTACGAAGGTGAACCGACTCAAGTCATTGAGGTAAAGAAATCTTTATCCCTCGATGAAATCCGAGCCGAGCTGAAGAACCTAAAAGATGAAGAGGTTATCGAAGCTGAAGTTTCGGATGTAGAGTCATCCGCCTGACCGCCAATCCTTAGATTGCCAGCCTACCTGGTTGGCTGTGTCAGATATGCCTTGGCTGTGTCAGAATGTACCCTGGTAGGCTGGGTCAGATATATTTCGATATGTCATATTAATTGGCTCGATCTTTGTACCTCTGCATATATTTACGAGCATAGCCTTTAAAGCCTCGTAGAGTACCCTATTTAGCCTTTTGGCATATCAGCGAGTCCTCTGACTCCTATTAACCCGATCAAAGCTTCCTACGAGCATAGGGGTCTTACCTGTTAATCTTTCAACCGATATACCTACCTACCTACCAGCTTTTATTTTTTTCGATCCTCCGAGCTTGTAGGCTAATGTATTGTAGTACCCCCTTCCCTTTACCCCGTCCGTCAGGGCAAGGGGTGTTGGGTGTGAGCGGTAGGTATAACGCAGTTATAGCTAATGGCCGACCTTGGAGGCCATAGCTTACCCCGACAGGGAAGGGGGTTCTACTATAGCCTGTTTTGACCACCACCCTCCTCCTTATATATAAAGGGAGGGGGGTGGTGGTTTTAGAGAGTAATCGACCCATATTCTACTCGGTATAAGAATAGATGTTTCCTACACCATTTTCGGTATTATGTACACTAATATGATTCTTGGAAATTAGTAGTATTTTATCCATTTTTTTATCTCCAATCGACTCCCCTGTCTTATCCTGAAGTAGTTTTCTGAGGTTATTTAAGCCATGAATAGAGTTAGGTTTGAGTAATTCGATAAGAGCATTAGATAGCTTTTCATTGACTCGTTGTATCTCTTTTGACTGTCCAGGCTTGCGTAATTTGGGTTCGAGGTCGGGCTTATGGACGAAGTTTGGCCACTCAAATTCGACTACCTTTGCGGGTGGTGACGAGAAGTCTCTGACAGTTGCCTCGAGGACTAGGTGGTCTTCTTCTTCGTGGGGTGTTAGGGTGAGGATAGCATCGGGGTCACGGGCAAATACGCCTGACCCGCTTGCCCTGTCGATGTGGTCTGTGTCAGACTTATTACCTTTTGAGAAGTGGTGGGCATAGACGAATGAACAGTCGAGGCGTTCGGAGAATTGTTCCATGCGGTTGACAACTTCGGAGATAGCACCGGCATCGTTCTCATCTGCACCTGTCGCCAGTTTATAGAATGGATCGACTATTACCATATCGGGCTTGAAATCGGGGAGATCTTCGATGTGGTGGACAAGGTCCTCGAGGGAACGGGCTTGGCCTCGGAGTCCGCAGTAGAGAAATCGGGGGTTTTGTTTATAGATACCTGGGTTGGCGGCTATAATGTGGGTAATGCGTTGGGCGGCCATGCGGGGTTTAAGCTCGAAATCGAGGTATATGACATTACCTTGGGTGGTTTCATGGCCCATCCAGGGCTTTCCATTGGATACTGCCAGGCCGAGGTGGAGGAGGGATAGGGTTTTACCAGCCTTGGATGACCCTGAGATGATCATCTTCGATCCTTTGTAGAGAACACCTGTAATGATTTGCGGGGGCATCTTAGTATTCGTTTCGATGCTTACCATATCGGAGAGGGTAAGGAACTTGGGGGCGGGTAGCGGGTCATCGATTGCCAGCGAGTAGGATTGGGGTGCATCGGATGACCGCTCGGGATATTGTGGCTGTCCTAGCGATTGAAAGTAGATGTCTAATTCATCTGCTTTGGCTAGGGTTTCGGGGTTTAGGTAGTCTTCTCTATAGGCCATGTGTTTTATTCCTTTGTTAGTTTGATTATTATTGTTGGTTTATGATTATCATCGTCACGGATGATATAAATTATTGATCCTTCACGCATCGAGCCGGCTAACTCAAAGGCCTTCTCCATGTGGATGCCCAGCTTGATAAACCTTCGAGCTATGGTCTTTTGAAGCTCTAGGCTTATTCCTTCCAAAAGATTACCTCCTGTTTAGCTGGATAAGGCTCGCCTTCCTTTTTGCGGGTTCCCCAGGGGAGTCGGCATAGCTGGTTCATCAGTTT